GTTTGAAAAGGGCATCTTGCGCGGCATCGCGTCCGGCCTTGGGGTCAGCTATGTATCGCTGGCGAACAACCTTGAAGGCGTTAGCTATTCATCAATTCGGCAAGGCACAATCGAAGATCGTGACCATTTCAAGATGGTGCAGCAATTTATGATCGATCAGTTTATCGATCCGGTTTATCGCGCTTGGTTAGAAATGGCTATCACTGTTGGTCGCGTCAGCTTGCCGATGGGAAAGTTCGATTTGTTTGCAGATCAAGTTATCTATCGACCACGCGGCTTTGCTTGGGTTGATCCAGCAAAAGAGATTACCGCAAGCGTTGCAGCCTTGCAAAATGGCATTGTCACTTTGCAAGATGTGCATTCGCAATATGGTCGTGATACTGAAGAAATCTTTGAACAAATCAATCGTGAAGCTGAACTTGCTGATCGCTATAATATTTCAACAGCATTCCAGCCGTTCGGCGGTGGATTGACTAGCTTCGGTTCAGCAAAACTATCTGAAGAAGAAGTGAAGAAAAAAGATGGCGAATGACCGAATAGATGAAGGCGAAAGGGGCATTGAAATGTCTGAAAATGACCAGATTGAAAAAGAAGCTGAATTGGTAGATAATGCATCAATGGAAAATGAAGAAATACATATTGAAGAACGCTTCGACCGTGGTGAACTTATGCACCGCGCTGGGGCGGCTGAAATGGTGGAAGAAGATGATCGGCGCGTCAGAATGTCGATTTCATCTGAAGAACCCGTTGAGCGTTCTTTCGGTTTAGAGGTTTTGCGTCACGATGATGGCGCAGCAGATTTGTCACGATTGAACAGCGGTCACGCACCATTATTGCTTGATCACGATCTGACAAAGCAAATTGGTGTCATTGAAAGAACTTATTTGGATCAAGCTGATCGCAAGTTGCGGTCAGTGGTTCGCTTTGGAAAAAGCGCACTGGCTCAAGAAGTTTATCAAGACGTCAAGGATGGGATACGAAGCAACGTCAGCATCGGTTATCAAATCCGCACAATGGAAGACAAGAGGGCTGACGGGACGGTTGGCATTTCTTCTTGGTTGCCATACGAAGCCAGCATTGTATCTGTTCCCGCTGACGCTGGTGTCGGCGTGAACCGCAAAGCTGAATTTATCGAACCTACTATCAAGACAGAGGAAAAAGTTATTATGTCTGAAGTAAATCACGATGAAATCCGTGAAGCAGCCGCTGAAGCAGCCAAGCGCGATTTCCAAAAGAATGCCAGCGAGATCATCAATCTTGCTGTTAAACACAACCGCCGCGACCTAGCTGATCAAGCTATTGGTCAAGGCCAGTCTGTTGCACAATTCCGCGCAACATTGCTGGACGCTATCGGCGAAGGTAAGCCACTTGAGCAGTCAGCCGGTGCGGTTGATATGTCAGCCAAAGAAGAGCGTTCATATTCATTTATGAAAGCTGTTCGCGGTCTGGTTAATGGTTCTGGCTTGCAGGGTCTTGAGCGTGAAGTTTCTGAGCAAATTGCAAAGAACAATGGACGCGAAGCACGCGGTTTCTATGCACCGGATTCATTCTGGGGCGGCAAGCGTGACCTGACTGTTGGCACAGCCACAGCCGGTGGACATTTGGTCGGCACAGATCATCTTGGTGATCAGTTTGTTGACGCACTTCGCGCACGTTTGGTCTTCAGCGAGCTTGGCGCACGCTTTATGACTGGTCTGCGTGGCGATGTTGCTATTCCAAAGCTTGCAACTGGCGTTTCAGCCGGTTTCGTTGCTGAGAATGGCGCAACATCTGAAGTCAATGCTGTGTTCTCACAAATTACAATGTCCCCAAAATCGCTTGGGGCGTTTTCGGACGTATCGAGATTATTAATGATTCAGTCCGATCCTAGTGTAGAACAGATTGTTCGCGATGACCTTTTGAACGCAATTGCACAAAAGATCGAAGACGTTGCAATCGAAGGTGGCGGTTCAAATGAGCCAACAGGCATCATCGGAACAGCCGGTATCGGTTCAGTCGCAATCGGCACAAACGGTGGCGCACTGACTTGGGATGCAATCACCGATCTGGTCAAAGAAGTCGAAGTTGACAACGCTGCAATCAACGGCAATTCACTTGCTTATCTGACCAACCCGAAAGTTAAGTCACATATGGCTTCAACTCCAAAGGTTGCGTCAACTGATAGCGTGATGTTGATGGATGCACCTTGGAACAGCCTTTACGGTTACGACCTAGCTGTTACCAATAACGTACCATCTGACCTGACAAAAGGCACACTGACCACTGCATCTGCAATGATCTATGGTGACTTTAGCCAGCTAATGATGGGCTTCTTCAGCACACCAGACATCTTGATCGACCCTTACACAGCCGGTTCAACCGGTGCAGTACGCATCCGCGTAATGCAGGAAATGGACTTGGCCGTTCGTCACGCCCAGTCATTCGCTGCGTGTCTCGATATTGATGCCTAAAACAACTAGCGGGGCGGCTCCGGTCGCCCTGCTTTTCCCTTGGGGGCTAATATGAAAATCAAATGCAAGCGGAATATTCTTATCGGCGGTAAAGCGCACGTTGTTGGCGATATTGTCGAGGTTACTGAAAACGTGGGGCTTGATCTGGTCAATACCGGCAAGGTCGAGGTATATGAAGAAAAGCAAGGCATCACTGATCGGGCGATTGGCCTAACAAAGAAATCAGCGTCCAGCCTTATTAAGCGGAACACAAAGAAAAAATGACAACAAAACTGATTAAAATCACAACGCTAAAAGACTGCCAAGCGGGTTCAGTCGGCATTATGCTTGCTGGCGAAGATCACGATGTTCGTGAAGATGAGGCGAACAAGCTAATTGATCGCGGCTATGCGAAGCTATGGTCAGCTAAAAAGGCAAAGCCGGTTGAAGTGGACGCCGACTAATGGCTGTCGAAACCGCAGATGACCGCGCCATCTTCATTGGCGTGAATGATTTTGGGGTTGCGGCAACTTATAATGGCGGCACCATTAATGGCATCTTTGACAATGATTTTGTCGAGGTTGACGCTGGTGGGGGCGTTGGCTTTGCATTACAGCAACCGCGATTTGTTTGCCGCACCGCAGACGTATCAACCGCCGCTGAAGGCGACACTATCACAATTAGCGCGGTGGCCTACACGATGCGGATTGTGCAGGACGACGGGACTGGTATGACCACGCTGGTATTGGAGAAACAATAGATGGCGCACGTTCGGCAGCAAATCCGCGACCAGATCGTGACCGCATTAACGGGATTGACCACAACCGGCAGCAACGTATTTCGCAGCCGTATATTTCCGCTGGAACAGACAAAGCTTCCGGCACTTTGCATTTTTACCAAGAGCGAAGCGACCGAATTTGATACAATCACGCTGGCGCGTTCGGTAAATCGAGTTTTGGAAGTTGCTGTTGAAGCATATGTTATTGGCACAGCGAATTACGATAATGCGCTGGATGGAATTGCGGTTGAGGTTGAAGAAGCCATTGCCGCTGATGTAACCCTTGGTGGCTTGGCAAAAGATGCACAGGTTATCGGGTTTGAAGCTGACTATTCGGGTGATGGCGAACAGCCTGTGGCCGTTGGTCGGTTTACTCTTTCGGTGCAATATCGCACCAAAGAAAATGACGTTGAAACTGCCGTTTAGGAGATATAACGATGGCGACTTTTAAAGGAAACGATGGTGTCGTTCTAATCGGCACAGACGTAATGGCTGAAGTGATTAGCTTTTCGGTTGATGAAACTGCCGACACAATTGAAGACACAGCGATGGGCGACACTTCAAAGACATACAAAGCCAGCTTCACAGATTTTACCGCAACTGTTGAAACCTATTTTGACGATACCGACACAGCACAGCAAGCAGTAACGGCTGGCGATACTGTTGTTCTGAAATTGCAGATGGAAGGCAACACAACTGGCGACCACCAGCTAACCGGTTCAGCAATTGTCACAAGCCGGTCAATCGGTGTATCATCTGATGGCATTAACACCGCCACCTATTCGCTACAAGGCACTGGTGGTCTAACTGAAACTGTCGTTTAAAGGGGTAAATTATGGGCTTGGGAGAACAGATAGCCGCAAGGCGTAACCGCGACCGCAAGGTCATTCGGGTTGATGAGTGGGGCGAAGATGGTCAGCCTTTGGTTATCTATTCTGGCTCAATTACCGCTGGCGACATTGATAAGCTGCAAAGAAAGCACAAAGACTTTCTTAACAATATGACGATCAGCGGAATGGTTGATCTGATTATTACCAAAGCTGAAGATGCCGATGGCAAGCGATTGTTCACCATTGAGGACAAAATGTTTTTGATGGGTGATAGCGTGGCCTTGATTGCTGATATTGCTGGGCAGATGTTTGGTGATGTTGAAAACGTTGGGGATGCGGAAAAAAACTAAAGGGCGACCCGTTGAGGCTAAATATGCTGGCCTTGGCGGATCGCCTTCACAAGACACAGCCAGAGATTGAAGAACTAACTCTGACAGAGCTAAACGAATGGTTCGCATATTTTAAGGTAATCGAAGATGGCAGCAAAAAATAACTTACCAATCACGATCACTGCCGTTGACAGAACTAAAAAAGCGTTTAGCAGCGTTACCAAAAGCCTTAATTTTGTTCGGCGTTCTTTGCTTAATTTTAAAACGGCTATTGTTGGCGTTGCTGGTGCGGCTGGATTAGGTTTATTAATTAAGTCGTCACTTGACAGCATCGACACGCTAGGCAAGACCGCGCAAAAGCTAGGCGTTACCAGTCAAGCATTACAAAAGCTGCGATATGCGTCTAATTTGGCTGGCATTGAAACGCGCACAGTCGATCTGGCTGTGCAGCGGTTTACGCGGCGTTTGTCTGAAGCTGCAAACGGCACTGGCGAAGCTAAAGATGCTTTGAAAGAACTTGGCTTGAACGCCAAAGAACTAGCCAAACAACCACTTGATAAACAAATGCTTGCGCTTGCTGATGCGTTTGCAAATGTTGATGATGCAGGTACACAAGTACGGTTAGGTTTTAAGCTGTTTGACAGTGAAGCCGTAGGAATGATTAACACTTTAAAGGGCGGCAGCGCAGCCCTGCAAGAGATGTTCCAAGAGGCCGAAGGGCTTGGCTTTGTTCTTTCATCAAGTGCTGTTGCTGGCGTTGAACAAGCAAATGATGCGGTGATGAAATTGTCATCAATGCTTGGCGGTGTCCGCGATCAAATTGTTGCTGGCCTAGCACCAGCTTTAACTTTTATAGCTGATATAATTAGAAAAAAACTTGTTGACGCAATTCAAGGTGAGGATGGATTAGGTAATATTGAAGATTTTGCACGCAAAGTTGCTTTGTCTGCAATTGACTTAATGGAAAAAACAACATTAGGTGCGGTGCGATTTGCCAACACTATAATCCGCAGCATTAACAATGTTATTTTGTCTGCGCGAGTTATGGCATCGATATTCCGCGCTGATATTGGTAAAAGTTTAAAAGATTTTAAAAAAATTAGTGAGCAATTAGGTGCGACTTTGTTTAATGATCTGCGTGCTGCAATATTAGCCGCAGATGATGTGACTAAAAAATATAACAATACAAATAACGATGGCGTTGCAAAAGTTAAAACTTATGCGGACGCTTTAAAAGATTTAAAAGAAGCCGCCGAAAAAGTCGGTGAAGGTATGGGCAATGTTGCCGTGCGCGGTATTAAGTCGCTTGAGGATGCCTTAGTTGATTTCTCAATGGGTGCAGCTAGTGCAAAAGATGCCTTTAAAAATATGGCAAAATCTATTATTAGCGATTTGATCCGAATGCAAATTCAACAAAATATTACAAAACCGCTTTCTGGTATGCTTTCCGGTATGTTTAGCGAATCGGCGGGTGGCGGCACATCTGCACAAGCAAAAGCTATCGGCGGTTCTGTTCGCGCTAATTCGCCATATATGGTTGGTGAACGCGGCAGAGAATTGTTTGTGCCGAACAGCAGCGGGTCTATAGTGCCAAACAACAAGCTGGGCGGCGGTGGTGTAACCGTCAATCAGACCATAAACCTATCGGCTGGAGTGTCGCAAACAGTACGCGCTGAAGTTATGCAAATGATGCCCGCTATACAAGAAGCGTCAAAAGCTGCGGTGCTGGACGCAAGGCGGCGCGGCGGTTCATTCAGTGCGGCATTCGGGTGATTTAAATGACAATATCATATCCCTTAACACTACCAACGCAGACCGGCATCGCCAGCGTAAATTTGCACGCGATCAACAGCGTTGCAATTTCATCCAGCCCGTTCACTTACAAACAGCAAGTGGTGGCGCACACGGGTCAACGCTGGGAAGCTGAAGTTAGCTTGCCGCCAATGAAGCGAGATGATGCCGAAGTTTGGATTGCTTTTTTGCTATCGCTAAAAGGTATGCGCGGCACGTTCTTAATGGGCGATCCTAATTGTGCAACGGCACGCGGCAGCGCGTCGTCAACGGCTGGCACGCCAGTCGTGTTTGGTGCTGACCAGACCGGCGAAACGTTAGCCATTGATGGTTTACCTGTAAGTGAAACCGGCTATTTGCTTGCCGGTGATTATATTCAGCTTGGCGGCGGGTCAACAGCAACTTTGCACAAAGTTTTAACTGACGTTGATACGAACTCTGGCGGCACCGCAACGCTAGATATTTGGCCTAGTATCCGCACCGCACCGGCTGACAACAGCACTGTCGTGGTGGCTAATGCTGTTGGCAATTTCCGGCTGTCCACAAATCAATCAGATTGGTCGATTAACAACGCTTCTTTCTATGGCATCACATTCCCAGCCATTGAGGTTGTCGTTTAATGAGCCGCGAT